CCCGTTCGGCCACTTCGCGGACGGCCGCTCGTAGTAGGTGTGCAACCACACATGGTCGCGCAACCTGCCTGCCTTACCTGAGCCGGTGCCGTACCCGGGGTCGGCGGCCTGCCCGGAGAAGTCAGTCCCCATCACGGAGCTGATGTCGGTGTCCTCTTTCAGGTCACCCGCGGCGGCGCCGTATTCCGCGACGATGTTCGACAGCAGCACGGGCCGGACGACGCACTCCCACGGGAAGTCCCGTTCGTGCGGGACGCCCGGGGGGACGAGCAGGTTGAACGCTGACAAGGGCTCCCACCGGATGCCGCCCTCACGAATCGTTTGCATCTGCACGTCGGAGCGGGGGCCGCCGGAGAACAGCTCGGTCGCCTGCTCCATGTCGAGGATCGGTTTGCCGTTCTGGAAAGGGACATCTGACTCCCGGGTTTTCCCTACGGTGGAGTCCCACCGGCAGCGGATCGCGGCGGTGCCGAGGTCAATGACGAGCCTGCGCATTTCCTCGAGCACGTTGTCGCCGTACCACTCGTGGTCCCACCCGAACGCGAGCGCCCGATTGAGCTGCGCCTGGTAGTCCTCCGAGGTTTGGTCGTCGCGGCGGAGCAGAAGCTCGGGCCGGTCGTCCTCGCCGCCGAGCTCGCCGAGCGCCGTCGTCCGGTACTCGGTGACGACATCAGCGGTGTACAGCTCCTTCGACCGGATCTGCTCGGGGAACACGAGCTGCCGTTGGAAGCGATCCCACTTGAGCCAGAACTTGCCGGACGCGAACGCGAGGTTCTCCTGCCACGTCGGTTCGAGCCGCTTGCGGTCTTCTTTCGCGTCGCCGATCCGGTCGCGGATCGTCCGGGTGACCTCCCGGCCGTCTAGGATCTGGCCGTCGACGACAACGCCGAGGTCAGCCATAGGGGAGCTGGTCCGGGCTCACGAGCAGCATCGCGATGTCCTCGGGGTCGACGGGTTCCGGTTCGGCGTAGGCTGGCGCCTGCTGCCACGGCCTGCCGACGACGTTGCAGAGCTGGTTCACGAGCAGGTCCTCCCGCCGCGCGTACGCCCTCGCCTGCGACCGGAGCAACCCGGCGAACACGATCACGGTGAGCGCGATGGCGGCGGCCTCGGCAAGCGCGACGAGGATCATCGGTTCCGCCCGGCGGCAAGCATGTGCGTAACGGCTGTGTGCCGCGCGTGCCTCCGCGTGCCTTTCCGCTTCGCGTAACGGGGCAGCTTGCCCGGGTTGTCGAACCCGTGCTTGGCGACCCACCCGTGGCCGAACCTGGCGTTCAGGTAGCCGCGCTGCGCCTCCGAGACGGCAGGCATCTACGCGACCGATTCAGCGATCGCGCCGCGGACATCCGAGAGGCGATGCTCGAGCGTCCGGGCGAGGTTGGTCGCGTCCTCGACATCCCGCTCGGCCTGCTCGGCCCGCTGCCGCTGCTTGACACCGTAGGCGATCGCTTCCTTGAGCACGGCGCCCACGTCCTCGAGCTCCTTGTCGCGCTGCCCGAGCGTCTCGTCGAGGTTGACGAGCTCGTCCATCCGTGGGCCCTCCACGTAGCCGAGCACCCGGGCTGCGCGTCTCACGCAGAGCCCGCACAGGTAGACGCGTCCGCCGGCGCTGCCGCCGAGGGCGACGAGTTCCCGGTGCGTGTCGACCATCGGGCCTTTGCCGGAGTTGCAGCCGACGCAGGTGTGCGGCGCCACCAGCGGCGCGTCAACGACGATGAACTCGAGCACGAGTCCTCCCTAGCGTTCGTAGGCGCCCGCGGTGGGCGAAGCTGGGCGGGGGTTGCCGGCCAGGTCGAAGCCCGGGCTGTAGCGCGGGTCGGAGTGGCCGATCGCGGGGCTCCCGGCCTGCGGCTTCGAGCTTGAGTCGAGCAGCGGATTAGCGGTCAGGCAGGCGGAGCATGAGGAGAGGCTGAACTGGCCGCCCCCGTTCCCGAACGCGATCAGATGGTCGCCGGGGATCGAACCCTCGTACCCGTAGGACGCGTTCCCCACCGCGATCGAGTTGACGATCCGGTTCCCTGTCGACCCTGATGTGTTGATGAGGCCGCTCTTGGTTCTCGACCCGACGAGCGTGACATGGGTCAGGATCGAGTTGTCGAGTGACGGGTAGAGCTGGCAGCCGAACCCGGAAACGTCTTTGATGAGCACGTTCGCGAGCAGGTAGCCGGTGCCGTTCAGGTAGCAGCCGTGCTCGTGCTCCTTGATGAACTGCGTCGCGTTCGGGTCGCCGATCCGTTCGATCCGGACGTTGATGATCTGCCAGTTCGACGTGGACGACGACGTGATGATCCCCTGCGCGTACTGGCCGCCGCGGGTCACGTCATGGATGTACAACCCGCACAACTCGACGTTCGACCCGCCCGGCCCGTAGACACCGTTCTCGTCCGACCGGGTGCTCCCGTCGATCTCTAGGTTGCGAACCCGGACGTAGCTGGCCGACACCTTCAGCGTCGTGTCCAGCACGGCCCCGCCAGCGCCCTCAATCGTGATCGGGGCTGCGGCGGTGCCTGACCGGCTAACGGAGTACGCGGCTTCGCCGGCGCCGTAATGGCCGGCCGCGAGACGAACGATCTGGCCGGGGTTGACGGAGCCGAGTGCGGAACGCAAGCCTGCGCTCGTGGACACGTTGATGACTGAGCCGGTGGACTCCGCGATCCGTGCGGGCAGCAGGCTCCCGGCCGGCCACGATGCTGAGTTGCACGCCGGCCCGCTCGGGGGCGGCGGCGGCACGGTCGTCGTGGTGGTCGTCGTTGTCGTGGGCGGCTGCGTCGTCGTGGTCGTGGTGCCGGTCACGGTGACAGTGACGGTGCTGATCGGCAGCGTCACATCGTGGATGGCGCCGGGGATCGTCACGACCCGGTCAGGGTCGGTGACTGTCACAACAGTTGTTGTCTCGGCGGCTCCTTGCCCTAACGCGACCGCGGTGACGAACCCGGCGGCGAGCAGGACGATGAGGGCGGCGGCGCGGCGGAAAGTCATGTGTCTCCTACAGGTAGGCGTAAGGGCTGAGTGGTTCCCGCTCGTCCATCCGCTCCTCGTAACGTTTCATCAGCGCGGCGCGCGGGTCGTCAAGCTCCTGCTCCGGCTCCTCGGAAGCGCCCGGCCGGGACATGACGCCGTACCGTGCGGCAGCGACCGCGTGCCCGTGGCGGGACTCCCAAACCGGGTCGATCATTTCTCCGGCGTAGCGTTTCTCGATCGGCTGCAACGAGGCGGTGCGTAGCTGCTCCGTCAGTTGCGGGCACGCCTGCTCGACGATGAACATGCGCGGGGCGCCGTACTCGCCGCGGCGCGGGTGCCAGTCAGGGAAACGCCGTTCCGGGTCAAGCTCGAGCAGTTCGCGCAACCGGAGGTAGCCGGCCCGCGGGTTGTTGTTGGCGGGGATGATGTGGACGCCGTTGTCGAGGAACTCGGTGTGGATCGTGGCGGGCGCCCCGAACCGGCGGAGCGTCCCCGTCCGGGTAGCGAGCGAAGCGGGGTCGCCGTAACAGGTTTTGGAGCGCCACCCGCCGCGGAGCCGAAGGATCGCCGGCGCCGTTTCGGAGGGGAGGCCGGGCTGGTAGAACGTGTCGAACGCGATCAGGTTGCCGTCGAAGTCAACGGCCCATGCGTGCCACGAGGTCGGGTTGTTGAGCCCGTAGTCCATCGACTCGAAGCGGTCCCACGGCTCCGGGATCTGCATTGGCGCGATCAGGTGGTCGGGCGTGATCGTGAACGCGGCGCCCTCGAACGCGCCCCAGTCGCCGTCGAGGAGCTGCGCCTGCATCGTCGGGTTCAGCTTCCGCAGCCGGGCGACGTAGTCGTCCGTGTCGATGCCGGGGTTGTCCCACACCTTCGCCGGCACGAACGCGACATCGTCGGCGCGATGGTCGATAAACCTGCGCTTCACCCACGCGTGGCCGGGGCCGCCCGGGTTCGCCGTCGACCGTATCCGCATCGGCACTTCGGACAACAGCCCGACCGGCGGTTTGCGCTGGCGGGACAGGCCGATGAACTCGTACACCTGCTCGTCGAAGTGGGTCAGCTCGTCGAAGCCGATGAAGTGATAGCCGCCGCCCTGGTACTGGATCACCGCGTTCGGGTTGTCCAGGTGGCCGAACTTGATTACGGCGCCGGACGGGAACGTCCAGATGTGGTCGGTGCGGTTGTAGCTCGGCCGAATGGATTCCGGTACTTGCGCGAACCACGCCATCGACTGCGGGATCACGTTGCCCGGCTGCTCAAGCTCAGGGAACGTCCGCCGCAGGATCAGCGCTGCGTAGCCTGGAACGTCAACGTACTGCAACGCGGCCATGAGCAGCGCGGCTGTTTTGCCGCCGCCGACCGCGCCGCCGTAGAAAGCCTCCTCACGAATCAGATTCAGAAAGATCGCTTGCTGAACGCTGATCGTCGGGAGGATCGGGCAGTACGTCACCAGCGGCGGATATTTCGTAGCCAAGACTTCCAGCATCGAGTCCGATGTGACCGAGGAGGCCAAGCTCGCGTGCAACCGTGACGACATCTGCGATTCCGACAACGGCCCTCCCCTCCAAAGCGATCGGGGCACCCTCGGGGCCGCTGACCTCGAGCTGCTTCTTGTCACCGAACTCGTCCGCCTCGAGCCGCTCCAATAGCCACGCGCGGGAACGCCACTCGCCGTCTTTCATAGCGTGACGAATCTCCTTGACGAGCTCGGCTCCGCGTTTACCAATCGCCTTTTCAACCGCGAGAAACAGCTTCCCCTCCGCTTGCACTACGCGGTCGAGTGAGTCCGA